GGTTTCGTTGGCTCGTGTAACGCAAACCTTACTCTTGGAGCTTAATTTCCGCGCGAGTGATTTCGTGGATGTTTGGAATGAGTTTCCTAGGATACTTTAAACGTAATTTCGTTGCTACTATGTTGATGATCATGATTCGTGAAACTGCAACCAAATTTGAGTTTTCTCTATCGAGTGCCTACGACTCTGTTGTATAGAAGTACAAAAGTTTACCCACGTGGCAAAAAGGAATTGTAGCCGGTATTGGAGTTGGAGTAGTTGGAGTGGGATTGTACAAAGCATATCAATATCTTCGTGCAGGAGACGTTACTATATATGAAGAACAGTCCAAACAATATCCAGACTCCAACCAACCAACGAAACTAGCTGCAAGTAATAGGAGAGGACCCTTAGCAAAAGACATCAAAGTTGCGAAATTTGTTTCTCAGTCAGGATTTTGTAAACAGTTTGAAGACCAAAAACCAAAAATCAATCAATTTGTACCTATTGGAGTTCAAGAAGGAACAGACATTCGAACTGTACATGCACTTAATATTGGAGACAAACATCTTTTGTTTCAAGCTCATGTGTTTTCACAGCTGTTTTCCCAGCCTGACAAAATACGCACTGAGCTTAGCGCACGTACATTTTTGCTGCTTCCTAACGAACATTATACAGACATTGTTCGTATTCCAGTGTCAGACCTAGAAGGAAAATTGGCTGTTGATGAGGCGAGAGATTTCGCATTACTTGATTGTAAAACTTTTCCAAATATCGCCCTAACTCCAAAAATATGGCATCGCTTTATTCGTGAAGATGAAGTTAAGAGAATACGTTTCAATAGTGAAACTAAGCTAATAGTACCAGGAATAAGAATGGAGAGTATTAATCAAAAAGCAGTCATTCGTGGAGATAATTCACTTGAAATTCGCGATGTTCATTTTTCCAAAGCTACTGCTTACTATGGAAATACTGGACCCGATGAATCAAAGGAGTATTGTTTTACAGATGGTATTGTATATAACGGAGCTTGTACTGAACTTGGAGACTGTGGATCACTTTATATGATCAACGATAAAACAGCACCACATAAATACATTGGATTACACACAGGAGGAGTTTTGAAAACCCCCATTGGAATTTGTGGAATGGTGACCTATGAGTATATAGAAAAATTGCTTGGTGCTTTACATGGCCAAGAATATAAACCAACACCTATTGGCAATGCTTTCGACG